TAATTAGACCTGTGTTGTTGGTCTTTCCGTCCATAACACCACGAACGACCTCAGCAACAGCCCTCTGATCCCCTCCAAATGGCGGTAATGTACGAAATTGCCTCATCGATTACCCTGCTTGAATACTTCTACGTCAATTCCTACCGCTGTTTCCCAGTTTGAACCCGTAGGAGTCAGTCTTAGACGATGATATTCACCGTTAGAACGGATGGAAACACGGTTTTCAGCATCAGCAGGTACGTCAGAGCCGAATTCCACCACCTCATTAAGCAAATCCCGGCTAGAGATCGCCACAGAACCGCTTCCACCGTCCACAGTTGGCCTTACTAATGTCACCGTAGACCGTCCAATGGCTATATCGCCTGTCGTAATGTTCGCTGTCTTAGGCTGACCAGAGAAAGCAATGATCTTAGCCCCAGAAACACCAGCAAAAAGTAGCTGACCACCAGCAAATACCCGTGAATCCAGAGGAATCTCTAACGCATCAATACTAGAATTGTAGTTATCTACCTGCTCTAACGTCGCTGACGGTGTTAACACAAAGGAAATAGAGTTAGCCGTAGTGTCTGTATATGACCAACGATCCAAGTTAATCGAATAAACCAACAGATTCTTACCACCGAAAGAGTTATTGAATTTCCAGATAACTAACTTTCGGATAGGGTCAACTGTGGCTGACATTCCTGTAGATATTTCACCCGGAATGACATGGTCAAAAAACCACCTATTGACCTTCTCAGCACCGATAGCCTTTACTGATTGACCATCACAAGAGTAAAACCCGTCATCCGCTAGGAAATACGTTAGCCCACCGTATTGAGCGATTGATCCGTCTGAGATACACCCCAAAGACCTAGAGATGGCATCGAATTGAAAAAAGAAAGGGCTACCCGTGTAACTCATACGGTAAACCGCCCTCTCAAGGAATACTAGACCGTATTCCCCACCAGCAAGACCTGTTATATCCCCACCATCAGGAATAATCTGCGTATCTGCCTGAGACGCAGCACCCGGAGTCCAATCCGTCTCATCGTTAATATCCGACCAATAGACCTTGTTCGCATCCGTTCCATCGTTAGCCGCAACAACGAAATCCCGAACCACCGTGACATATTTAGCCGTAGGAGCAGCAGCAGCTAGGTCAGCAAAGTAAGTTGATACGCCAATCTCATAGGCTTGCAACTTATCCTGACCGTTAGCCAGAATCATCTTTGCTCCGTACTGCGTTACATCCCAACTTTCAACCGTTGAATAGCCTGTTGTCGTTGCCGCATCTAAACTAGCATCAGACGAGTCAAACTTGTAAACCTGAGTCGCTCCAGCAGCAAATAAAGCCACCTCACCGCCGAACTTACCACCAAACGTAATAAGCAAATTCTGAGCAGCAGCATCAGAATAGTCAGCCTCAGACCTAAATGGCGCATAACCGTTAGCAACTGGATAACAGTTCTTAGCGTCAGTAATCGCCCCTGTTACTCCGGGCTGATCTGGTAGCCATTCACCAAAGATTAGTTTTGTCTCAGCCATGTGTCAGTTCCAGTAGGCTTTAATGTCCAAGTATTAGAACTTGGGCTTATGTCATCCCATGAGTCCGTTGAGGCCTCAACCACAGCCCATGAATCATTGCTTGCAGGAATATCCGTCCAGATATTCGTTTCTGGCGTTATATCTACCCATTCCTCGCCAACAATGTATCCCTTACCCGTTATTGTCGCATTTGCAACGATAGATGCAATACCTTTTGCAGTTACCGTCGCTGTCGCACTTACATTAGCCTCTGCCTCAATGCTGGCAGATACGATATATTGCAAAGTACCCGATGCAGTTACAGTCGCAGACGAATTAATCGACGCACTACCAGCTAATAACAACCCACCATTAGCCGATACCGTCGCAGCAGAGCTAATAGCAGCCGTACCAAAAATCGAGTAGTTACCAATAGCGGTAACTTGAGCAGTACCAGTAATCGCTGCATTACAAAATACCTGAAGGAAACTAGACGCTCTAACTGTTGCCATTCCGTTAATAGCCCCTGAGAAATGGACTATCCGGTAAGCATCAGCCGTAACCGTAGCCGAGGCTGAAATAGCCCCAGAAGCAAACCTAGTGACAGTTGAGGATGAAGATACCGTAGCAGAGGCATTTACAGCCGCTACAGCACGATGATCTACGGATGAGCTACTAGATACTGTCGCTGTCGCACTAATCGCCGCAGACGCAAATACCGGATTGTCTCCGGTACTTGAGAATGTCGCTGAGGCTAACGGCGAGAAACCTAGCATTTACACACTTTCAACCCATTGTTGAGTTTGCTCATCCCATGAATACATTTTGCCATCTGTCGGCATTGCTAAAGGTGGTTGCCAGTTGGCATTATCGTCTAGTGTCCAACTAGGGTACGGCTGTGGTGGAATAAAAGCATCTCGCACCGCGTTGTAGGTGTAGCCAATGCCCGCGTAGTTCTTGCGGAATGGTGTGCCGCCATTGGAATGAACTCCGGCAGCAGTATTGTAGCTGGTGCGCTTGCAGACTTGGCCTCGAAACTCGCCATAGTGCTGCTCCCAATCAATGCCATCCTCGCCTTCGTCTTTGCCGACGATGACTTCGGTGACAATGTTGTTCTGGTCTAGGAATGCGTAATGAGCCATTTTCATCACCATGAAATGTTGCCGGTACCAGCAGTAAATGTATAAATAGTATTTCCACCACTTGTTGTTTTTGTATATGTCAATCCAGCACCAATAGAAACTAAATCTGCATTGGTAGAGGGATAAGAAATAATAACAATGCCTGAACCGCCTGAACCCGAAGTCCCAGCACCAGTACCGCCGCCACCACCACCGCCACCACCGGTGTTGGCTGTTCCAGAAGTTCCATTTCCACTATTGCTCCCGGCACCTCCACCCCCGGTACCTCCAGTACCCGCGGTGGCTCCATAAGAGCCACCACCGCCACCACCAGCATAAGTAACTGACGAACCGGAAATAGAAGATGCGCTGCCGTTGCCTCCGTTACCTCCGTTTGAGGAGCCACTAGCAGCCGTTGCGTTTGCGCCAACAGCAGAAGCACCACCACCGCCGCCACCTGCCCAAGCATTAGACGCTCCTGCTGAACCGCCGTTATTGCCTTGTGATGGTGTTGTAGACGGAATATTACCTAAACCATTTATGCCAGAGCCATTACCGCCACCTCCAGAACCACCATCGCTTCCAGAATTGTTATTCGTTCCACTACCACCGCCGCCGCCAGCAGAAGTAATGGTACTAAATACCGAATTGCTGCCGTTGGTTCCATTTATAGCTCCTCCGCTTCCTGCGCCACCACCAGCACCAACAGTAACCGTATACGATGTACCTGCGGTTACAGATAAACTTGTGCCAGTTCGGAATCCACCAGCGCCTCCCGCGCCAGCGCCATTATTACCACTAGCCCTACCACCACCGCCGCCACCACCAGCGACCACAAGATAGTCAACTGATGTTGGTGCGTTGGCAGCAGCAAGCCTGCCCAGCAGCATTGCCATGATCCCACTCATGTTACGTTTCCTGTCACGACGCAGACTGTACCGCTAATGAATAGGATCGTTGCAACGCCTCTGGTCGCCAGCGTCATCGTGTCCTTGTCCGTATTCGTACCAGCGATATAAGCCGTCGTAATCGAGCAGGTAATCGTGATGTTGCCTGTCGTGTTGTTGAAGATCGAGATAATGTCACCAGCCGCAAATGTCGAGCTAGGTATCGTAATCGACCCGCCAGAACCAACGCCAACAAACTCACCGATGTCAGCAAGTGCTAGTGTGTATGAGCTAGTTTTGTCCGAACCAGACTGAGGAACATTCAAAAAGCCCAACGTAACACCACTAACATCAGGCAATGTCTGAGTAATGTTGCTGTTAGTGTTAGCACTTTGTAAAGTATGCGTACCTGAACCACTCGCATTACCTTGAACTTTTAAGTTACTCATGTTCTTTCCTTAACCAAAAACCAGCCAATAGTCATCTGTTGGGACTGTTACAGAGCTTCCTGTGCTTATAGTTATTGCCCCATAGCTAACAGCATCATTGCCGCTAGTGATCGAATACGCACCAGATACCGTCTTAGATGTCTCCCAGATAGGGAATTGCACCGCATTACCAGATGTTTCTTTGTAAACAGCCCGATCAGCAGGGTACGTTACGAATACATCCTTAGTGCCAGCAGAGAAGTTGACCAAAGCATCCGAGTTCGAGGACTGTAGAACCACATCCCGGCTTAACGTGCCTGAGCCTACTGTCCCGATACCAACTTCCCACTCATTCGATCCAGACAGGTAAATGGCGTAGTACGTTGTATTTGTGTTGCCAATACCAGCCGAAAACGACTGAAAGCCAGTAGCCGCACCAGCAAGCGTAATCGTCCCAGTACCCGTAGTCGTACTGGTTTCCTTTACCCTGTCGTTTAGGACGAACGGCATTTATGCCAACGTAACGGACAGATTACCCGTTGAGATGGTGAAAATATCGCCTGTACCCACAGTCTTAGCCTCATCCAAAGCAGTATGAAACAGCAGGTTTCCAGCCGTTGACGCATCTCTCAGACCGATATAACTCACAGTTCCCCATGAAGCCGTAGCCGTTGGGAATGTCACACTCGCTGAGTTCGTCGTTACACCGTTACTAGGCGCACCAAACGTAACCGCAGTACGAGCATACGAGCCACCAGATACCTCAGTACCAGTATCCGCATCCGTAGGGTCAGACGTATAAAGAGCCACATAAACCAGCGTAGGGCTTGTGTAGCTCGTATTACGGAGAACAGCGTTAATTACAGCGTTCTCTAGATAATTTGACATCTCTGCCATGATTTACCTCACGTTATAAGACATAGACATAGGCTGACCGCTGTATTCACTCGATTGGTCAGAGTTCGTAATCGCAGTTACAGCACGATCATACAAAGCTGCCCAAGTCTGAACACGGGCATCATTCATTAGATAAGGCTCTGCTTCCGCTAGCGACGCATACAGCAAAGCATCAGGATAATTAGCTAGGAAGATGTTGCTAGCGTTCGTATCCGACAATAGTGAAGGCTTGCCGTAGTACAACATCTGGAGAACGTAAGTACCGTCTGGAGATGGAGCTAGCTGTATCTCAGCACCTAGAATCGTGTAATCAACTGGCTTACCTCCATCCGTTACGCGAGACTCAGCGTAGAACGAATTAGGAGCCTTATAACGCAATGTAGTCACCGGATTCGTGTTCAGGTGAATATCGCGCATCTCTAAGAAATCTGTCGGGAGTCCAACAGTAGAATCACCGCCTGTCGTTGATGCCGTTGCGACAATCAACATCTGCCGAGTCCGAATGTCTCGACGTAGCCTTTCCTCAGCTAGTCGGATGAAATCGGGGATAACCGACGTTAGATCACTACGGGCTAGATAATTCGCTACCGTAG